GTTTCCCAGTCACGATCTTCCAGATGCAATCTATAGAGCAGAGTATCAAGGAGAGTTTTTAGAAGGAGAGTCAATGGTATTCTCAAACTTTAACACTACCACATTTGACAGATATCCAAGACAATCTGGTAAAGTCTATATTGGTGTGGATTTAGGTCGTGAGTCAGATTTCACGGTAGCAGTGGCAATGGACCAATCAGGTAATGTAATAGAAGTATACAGAGATAACCAAAAAGATTGGGACACAATGCAGTCAGCCATTATACAATTAGCTAAGAAATATAATGCAACTATAATGATTGAGACCAACTCAATGGGTACAGTTATCTTTGAGTCTATCAAGAAACAATGGCAAGATACACACCCATTTGTTACTAGTAATCAGAGTAAGAAAGATATAGTAGAATCTTTAATCATGGCTTTCAACGAAAAGCAAATACAAATACCTAATCAGGCGCTATTCCCAGAGTTACACCAAGAACTTGAAGTCTTTGAGATGTCATACAATCCAACTACAAGGAATGTGCGTTACGCAGCACGACCACCATTCCATGATGATATCGTAATGGCTCTGTGTATTGCAAACTGGAATCGCCTGCAAAATAAATCATACGGACAATACGCAATCTTAGGAGGAAGTCCTAGTTACAGAAGTTACTAATTCATAATCAATAGACTTTATATTTAATACTATATGGCGATAAAAGTAAACATTGGCGACACCAAATGGGTAATACCTGAAAGACTTACACTAGAAGAGTGGAAAGCCTTACAGCAATGGGAGTTTGAGAACGAGGCACACTGGCCTTGGATCATTAACACTATTAGTGGCATACCAGCTCATGAGTTTAATGGTGCCGCACCAGACAGTATGCAATTGTTTATAGGCTTTATTATCTCAGCGATGAACTTGAGAACTCTGAAGCATCAACCAGATTTTGAGTCTATCAACTTTGGCCAGTTTGTGGACTTAGATTGTTTTGTGTCTCTTGGTATTGAGAAGCACATAGAAGATATACTCAAGATACTCAATGTCGACACACCATGGGCCAACGAAGCGCTCGCCTCGGTAGAACAATATATAAAGTGGAGAACCAGTATCTACAAACAATATGCACAACTCTTTGGTATTAAAGAGGGTGATGAGGAACTGGTAGATGTTGCAGAGTTTAACCCTAAAGATGTGAGCCGTGGTTGGTATCAGATTATAGTAGAACTTGCAGGTGAAGACATACTTAAAATGGATCAGATTACAGAGGAGCCATTACACAAGGTCCTAACCTTCTTACAAATAAAGAAAGAGAAAGCAATAGCTGCTGCACAGCAAGCACGCAAACAAAAGATTAAATCATGACATACAAGCAGATTATAAACAGATTCAGAACTATAGTTAGTGAACACCGCATGTTGAAAGACTTCGGTTATGGACAACTGTCAGACTTAAAGACTCAATCACAATTGGGACCTGAAGAGCAAGGCGTAGATTACCCTTACTTATTCTTATTGCCTGGTACTAGCACAAGAAACCAATCAGTAATGAACTACCAATTTAATGTGATCATAATGGACATGGCACGTGGTGAAGAGGGTGATGCCTTTGACAACTACATTACTATTCAATCTCAGTGTCAACAATACATTGATGATGTGTTAGCCAGACTCTACTACTATTACAGAGATCAACCTGAGGTAACCTTAACTGGTATCTCATACACTCCATTTAAAGAGAAGTACCAAGATGAATTAGCAGGTATGACAGCAACTGTAACTATTCAAGTACCAACACCACTTGATGAGTGTATTGCACCATTCCAATCATTTAGCGAAGTGACTAGTGTGACCAACTCTATAGAGTACACTGTAGGACCTGAAGCTGGTGTAGATGATGTGTTTGCATATAATGTAACTTTGTATGACCCAGAGTTTGCGTGGAATATTAACAGATACACCTCAACAGTACCAGGCGTATACGAGTTTGTCATAGATCAAAACATAACCTTAAACCAACCAGCAGAGGGCGAAGTAATACCTTCACAGCCAGTTATTAATCAAATTGTTCAAGGTCAACCGCCAGTTGAAATCGAGGCTATCCAATCACAAGGTTGGCCAACCGAGTTTGAGTCTACTGATACAGTATACAGATACAGAGCCACTTACAGAGCTACAGTGCCAGAAGCAGGACCTACTTATGTATGGGAATTCATATTCCTTAGAGATAAACCAGAAACTGAATCAACACTACAACAAAAGATTGGTGGTTCACTTAAAATATCAAGAGAAGAGTAATGACAGTAGATGACTTTGTAATGGACTTAGCCCAATTGGGTGAAGCACTCTCAGATCCTCAGGAACTCTTAGCAGAGATAGGTGACCAAGTGGTACAAACTATGAAGCTGAATGTGCCTGTCGATACTGGAAACCTCAAAGCATCTATCCAATGGGCATTCAATGGTAGCAACTCAATTGAGTTTAAGATGTTAGAGTATGGACTGTATCAAAACTATGGAGTCTTACCTAACTACAACAGACAATCATATCACAAGCCATTCTTGAGTGACTTTGGTGGTATCACAGATCCACAACCAGCACCTAACTTTGGAATGGGTAGTGGTTACAGAAACAGAGCATTCGGCTTACCAGCTAGAAAGTTCTATGATGAACTAATTATACAAGAATACATAGGAGCACAATTCCTAGAGGAAATAACAATAGACTTTTAATCATGCCAGCACCACAATTATACGTACAACAAGCACCTACTAGACCATTCGATATGGCGTATGGTGCTAATCCAATTACACTGTCAGGTATTACACCAGCACAGGACAAATATGCACTTAGAGTTTATGTTTTAGGTAATCCTAATCCTATTGCAGATATCAGACAAACTCCTAACAGAGTAGGTCGTGCAATCTTTGATATTCAAAATATCTTACAAGCCTATGTGTCACCTACTAAGAATAACATAGACGCATTAGGTGTTACTGGTTTTGGCTTACAGATTGCCAATGGTGAACTAATAGAATATCAAATTGGTTACACTACAGAGACTAACGGAACTCTAGATGATCCATTTCTAATAGATCCTATAGTCTATACTACTATTGCAGGTGCTAAAGAGTATTGGCAAGTGCCATTTGTTGCAAGCAAGTATCAGGCTGCGATCCAATCAGATATTAATGGTTGTACTATACTTAATCCAAGCGCGAAGCCAGTACAAGCCTCTGCTCTATCAGATGTAAGTTGGACTATTCAAGATACTGAAACTAGTGATGACTTCTTAGCTGATGGTTGGGCATCGCCAACTGGTATTGATGTACACAATGTATATGAAGATGATCAGTGTACTAAATCATTCTTTCAACCAACTAACAGAGGTGGTTCTATGCCACCTGTCTTTAATGCACAAGGCATTGATGCTTTCATTGTTGCAGAGTATAACGCAGCAGGTCAAATGATCTCAGAGACACAGATTAATAACACAGTTGCTGTAGGTGGTGGACCTAACAACACACTAGGTCAAGGCTTAGTGCCAACTGGTAATTTCAAAGTGGTTACAATTAGCTGTGGTCCTGCTAATACGCCAGGTTTTAACTTACAACCAGCCACAACACACTATTATTTGATGGCAATGGTTTACTCACCAGTTACTCCAGCGTGTGGTGGCGGTGGTCTTCTATACACACCAGCATGGAAAGCACAAAGATTCAATATTATACAAGAGCCTTGTAATGACTATGACCACATTCAGTTTGCATGGTTAAACTCATTAGGTTATAGAGACCAGTTTACATTTACCAAGAAGAACGAAAAGAAGATAAATACTGAAAGAAACAACTTCTTACAAGAGGTAGCAGATTATAACTCTTCATCATATGCAGTTAACAAACAATCAAGAGGCTTTACTACTTACTCACAGAATATTAAAGAAGTATGGGAAGCAACATCAGGTTATATGAATGATATGGAGGCAGAGCTGTTAGAGTCTATGTTTAAATCACCATCAGTTATGGTTAGATTCTCAACTGGTGAATATGCAAACCAATGGATTCCAATTAACTTGATCTCTTCGTCTTA